AATTTACTCATACCTAGCACGGATAGGATCAATAGTCACAAGGTATTGACCGTGACGTTCTGACTCCATCTGTTTAGCACCACCACCAGGAAGTTTGTTCTTAGGAACATTGATAGTACGGATCATTTCTTCCTCTGGACTCTTAGGTTCCTTGTACTTACCTAACGTGATAACAACGTCAGCTTCACCAGGCTTGTCAGTCTTAGAACCACGCAGGGCATCAAGACCAATAAACGGAGGATCTTTAAGATCTACAGCAGTAGCACTTAGCTGTGATGCAGCAATAACTGGACCATAGCTACGAGCTAGCTCACGTGCCCACTTGTATATCTTACCTAGACGTATGTCTTCTCTGTCGTCAGACTTACTAAAGCCATCAACCTTGTCAAGCTGATCGAATACGATCAAACCTGGATTGACTTCTTTGAAGAGAGTCTCTAGGTCTTTGAGATTGTTGGTGTCCTTAGTAACACGGATCTTATCTTTGTTACCACCCATAAGAGTTGTGTAAGCATCCATAGCTGCCTTAGAGTCAGCAATGATGTCCTTAGACTCTTTACCAAGAGCAGCCTGAACGATACGGAAGAACACAACAGAAGATTCCTCTTCGTTGTTAACCCATACCACAGGACGATCCTTGGGTAGTTGTTGAGCCAGATAGCTTACCTCGCTGGCTAAAAAAGTTGTCTTGCCCACCTCGACACGAGCAGCAACAATGACAAAGTTGCCAGTGCGGAGAGGACCCAGAGAACGATTAAGTACGTCCAAGCGCCATTCGTAGCCGGAAGATGATATGCGATCCGCAATAGTAGATAGATCAGCACTAACAAACAGCTCATCTTTTTCAATGTATCTCTCCACATCTTTAAGAGCATTGGTTGCTAGGATATGAACGTGTTCAAGATCACTAGAACCTTCTTTGACTTTCTCACATTCCTCCATAATCTTTGCTAGGTAATCTAACTCGATAAGAGTCTTGATTACTTCCTCGTGAGCATGGTGTGGTTCAAAGTCTTTTGCTTTGGTCAAAGTCATACGCAGCTTAACGATTGCATCGTCAGTCAAACGCTTGCTTTGATCCGCTATTAAGTATGCAGAGAACGAGTCCCAGTTAACCTTGCTGATGCTTGGAAACGTTTTGTAGTAACGATCCATACCATCAAGGATGACTGTTGTTTCTTTAGTGACTACATGAGGTTTTACGTACCTCCTGTATTTACTAAAGTTTTCTCTGCTCTCAGCACAGAGATAAAGAACTGAGTAGTCCATTGAGTTCCTTTGGTTTATATTGTTTTGGTTCTTTACTGTTCTCGTAGTTGAAGATTTCAACATCACGATCCAGATAGTGTGAAAGTGTCTCCTGCACTTTCCGTGCCCCCCTTCTCCCTGCTTCATCAGGGTCTAGCCATATAAAAATCTTCTTGAAACCTAACTCACTGATTTGGATCAGAGTCTTGTCAGTGATCGTTGTTCTTAGTAACGCTAGCGAAGTAGCATCCAGGTCATTGTGAATACGGTACGCACTGAGATAGTCCTCAGTGATGTATAACGTGCTGCTGTCGTTTTTAAACCAAGCAGAGTCTGCTGTTGTGCTTGTGATCTTTGTCAGATACTTAGGTTCCTTCTTCAGGTTCCTAATCTGATAGCCTATGGGATTCCAGTATGGGTCATACAGAGTTAGAGCAACTTGATCTAGGTGGCCCAGTACACCTCTGAAGTAGACATCTGCTGTGTCGCAGTAATGCTTGTGCAGCCACACTTTACCTTCGGGACTTAGTGGTCCGAATGTAGCTTTGAAGCTGCTGTGATTGGTCGTCGTGTCTTTGTGGAGCCACTCCGACAACCTAGTGCTGGTGTCCGATGCGAAGCCCTTGTTGTTGCAGTGGTGGCAGTATGCAAGCAGACCTTTTTCTGTACGCTTAATGTACAACCTACGCTTCTTATCCTCACCTGCTTCGCAGCCTGTGTGGTTAACGTGTACCTGCTGCCCAATGTTACTAGGAGCATTAGCTAGGATTAGCTGTTTGCTAATCACTCTTCACCTCTTGCTCGGATTGCGTTTGCGATACTCCATGCCGCACCGTTTTGTGGCGGGTTTGATGTAAGCATGGTGTAGTCATACAGTCGTTTATCTGCTTCTTTTGCACACGCCTCACGCTCATGCTGGGCTACCAGTTTGGCAAACTTTACGGGGTCTAATTCGCCAGCAACATAGTCACCATTGTTTTCAATAACCAAGGCTTGGTTATATAATTTTGCAATTTGTTCGTCAGTCATACGTTCTCCCAATAAAACTCAAAATAGAAAGCTCTCCCGTAGGAGAGCCTTGTGGTTTTGACTTTTAGTCTTCTCTAGAACCAAACACTTTGTTGAACAACTCGTCAGCAACCTTACGTTGTGTCTCATTTAGTTTGTTGAGATACACAACCTTGTAAGCTTTCTTGAGTGTGTAACCAGCAGCCATCTTTCGGCAGATACTGAACAACGAACGAGGAGACACCGTAAGATTAAACTGTCCAGCTTGATAGCCTTGACGAATCAAGTTAGCTAGCTTAACAAGTTCTTTGGTAGTTTTAGGAGCAATTGATGCACTCCACTTGTTGTTGATCATTTGTTCCTCAACCAATGGGTTGAGATAGTTGATGTATACCGCAGTACCAAAGCGATCCAATGTAGCAGAGTTTTGAACGTTAGTACCAGCATGTGAACCAGTGTCATCGCCTTGACCTTGTGTATTACCAATAGCGACTAGCCTGAAATGCTCGTGAGGGACAATTTGTTTGTCTTTGGTACTACCAGGCATCTCTTTAAGAAAGAGCTTGCCGTTGTCCTCTAAAAGCCACTGTAGACCCATTGAGATCTCAGGAGGTGTTACGTCCCACTCGTCCCAAGCGAATACTGCACCGTACTTAACAGCTTCGGTAACAGCACCGTCAACCCAGATTGTTGAACCATCCTTAGCCGTTAGTTGACCAAAGATCATTGAAGAATCCATATCGCCAGTGCAATTAACTCGAACGAAAGGACGATTAGTAAGAGCACAAAGCTGTTGAATAAGACTTGATTTACCGGCCCCTGTAGGGCCATAGCAAAGAACTTTCTCATTTAATTCCCACGCTAAAAGAATGTTAGAGGCTGCTTCCTCTTCGATGACATAGCCTTTATCGACTTCTGGAATGAAAGGAACTAAGCGTTCATCCCACTCATAGTCATGAAAGCAAGTGACACCAAAGTCATCTTCATCCCTAACGTAGACACCTGTAAGCTCTGAGAAAAGCTTTTGATTGCTTTTGAGCTTCGGATGAGCTACCACTGCTGGTTCTTTCATTTTAGATTTCCTACTCTCTACCATTTCGTCAATCAAAGCACCAACTTCATCAGCTAGGCTTGGTTCACTACTTGGTGCAGTAGGACGTTTACGTCTTTCTAACTCTCGTTTGAGAGCCTCCTTGACTAGATCGTCTACCTTTGGACTAGACATGTATTACCTTCCTCTCTATTAAAGAAATTAACTTACTTGGAATCTCTGATGGATCTCTTACGACATCATGAGCTTTGTAGTAATGGCTAACTGAGTCACTGCAAAGACCTAAGCCGTAGATGTCCACTTTCTTAGAACGTTCTATCTCTTGAATAGCTTGTAGCGTAAAGCCTTCGATACCGTTAGAGCTTTTAGAAGCTGCTGGACTACCGTCAGACATTACGATCAAGATCTTCTTTCTCTCTTTACGTTTGATAAGCCTGTCGTATGACCACAAGATGTTCTCACCGTCAGGATTACCTCTCATAAAGTTACTGCTCTTAGAAAATGATTCAATCAACGCATCATTACTGACACGATGATCAGAGAATGATTTGTAGATAAACATCAGTGGAGATATGTTGTAACCATCTGTGTCAGTAAAGCCCAAGATCTCAACTGGAATGTTAAGAGTCGAAGAGACTTCATTGAGCAACAACGTAGATGCCAAAGCGTAATAAGCTTTGTCACCATTCATTGAACCAGACATGTCAACCAGAACTGTAATAGCAGCATCCAGAGTCTTGTTCTCAATTTTGTTCTTAAAGATTCGTTCATTGAAGCCAGGAGCATTGAAGCAGATACGAGACAACCTAGATTGATCTAGCTTGCCTTTCTTCGTACCATACTGTGTCTGTACTCTAGCTCGTATCTGAATGAGCTTACGAACTTGTTGAGCAAAGTTCTCTTGATTAACTAGCTTGTCACCAACTCGTACTTCATACTGTTCTTTGAAGTTTTCGGTGTACTTGCTAGTAAGCCTCATCTGTTCTGGACCAGTGTTTCTAGGATAGTCAACAACTATAAACTTGCTATAGTCGGTCATATCCCAGTCCATGTTGTCTATGTTGACTGGTTCAACAATGTTGATGCCGATCTTACCCATCTCTTCGCCTTCTTCAGGCACTGTCAATGAGTACTTATCGAGATCTTCTTTGCTTAACTTAACATCAAAGATCCTGTAATCATCTTCTTTTAGCTTCTCCTCACTACCTTTGTCTTCCGACGCAGATTCAGGACCAGTTTCTATAGAAGTAGATTCTTCACTTTCACCGTCTTTGCCCTTAGCTTTACCAGAAGACTTTTGAAATTCTTCCTTTAGCTCTTCTTTGCACTTTTCACCTAGCTCTTTGAGAATGTCAACAGCCAGTTGATAGGTGCTTTCTGTACCTAACCTCTTGTCGAGGATTTGATGACAAGCAATAAGACGACTACTATTGTTATTAAGAACATCTGTTATCTCTTTGTTAGGAGTGAACTTGCTAGCTGCCATCTCCAGTAACGGAAAATGATGAGCAAGCAGCTTTGTCTCCCAACAAATGAGAGCTGTGGATAACTTACCAATGAGTGTGTCTTGCTTCTTTGCAGCAGTAAGAACACGAGTTACGATTGGTGAGCTAGTTTCATCCCAATTGTCTTTGAAACCTTTGTACTCGTTAGCCTCAATGGTGTTAATCCTTGAGTCTTCCAAGAAGTTCCAAACGAACATCAAGATGCTTTTAGGATCTATCTTCTTCTCCTTTAGAACATCAAAGCAACTGAAACGATCATGAGCTACCTCGTGATCAACAGATGCCATGAGTTCTTTTAGGTCACTAAGACTTGTTTCTGTAGTGATTTTGGGAAGATAGATCGTCTTACCATCATGTCGAGGTTGATTGACATTTTCAAATACGACAGAGATGCCAGCTCTACCAGCACTAGCTCTGACGTATTTCATAACCTCAATGCTTTGGGTTAGCATGGTTGTTACTTACCGTACAGGAAGTCTTTAACCAATGTGTAGACACGGATACCATCAATATCATCAGGAACTTTGATCAACAGATCAATGACCTTCTGAGCGTATTTCTCATCAGTCATTGGTTCTTTCTTGTCGATCTTCATTTCTTTGATCTTGCTTTGTAGGTAGGTCTTACCGCAGTACTTACCGTTGTCATCAATGAGTCCGATACCAAGCTTCATAGCACCTTGAATCACAGCTTTAGCTGATCTCCAAGAGCCAGGCATAGCACCAATGTCAAACTCTTTCTTGATGATTTTCTCAGTCTCTTTAACTTCTTTCTCGAAGGTCTCTGGTGTGCTATGTGAATAAGCAACACTGATCATCTTCTCGAAAGTGCTAGTAGCTGAAGTCTCAGAGACTAAAGCTTCAGTAGCAGCAGAATAGAGAGTTGAAACGTCTGTTTCTTCCATACTATCTCCTAACTTAAACAGGCAAAATTGCCTCCACATCCCACTGTTGCCAATGGGATCTGAAAGAACTTTGCTTAGAAAGGAAGATCAAGATCCGCATCGGGATACTTGAGTAGATACGCTTTGTTCATTTTTTCTAACTCTTGTTATGTTGGTGGCGGTGCTACTGGAGCATCAGCCATTAGCTCTTCAATGTAGGGGTCTGAGATGTTAACCATAATTTCGTAGTCATCATAGACATCGCTAACTAATTGTTTCCACTTTCCCATAGCTTTCTCCTATTGTTTACCAAGATGATGAGTAAAAGAACTCTGTTCTATCGTTTTGTTGTAGTGCTTTTTCCAAAGCATCTATGGTCGAATCAATGTCTCCCCAATACCAATCATCGTATTGGGTATCACCAAAGAAAAAACCACTTGTAGTTGGAAGTAATACTGGAGCTGTCTCTGGAGCTGATTTAACAGCCTTACATATTTCTAATAACTTTTCTAACTTTGTACGATCTACAAAATACTCAGCACAGTTATCAACACCGTTCTGAACATTATCTACAAACCATTTATGGATAGCATTAGCTTTACGCCAATACATAGCTTCCATCTCCAGTAGTTGTACTCGATACGGAAGATCTAACTTTTTAATTGATTCATTAAGTTCATTATCTTGTTCATCCCAATCACGAACAAAACGTTTTGCTGTGAGATACATATCTAAACCCATAACTAACTCCTTTGATTAATAAAAAACAGATTGGGGCCGCACCCCGAAAGGTGCGGGCCAAAGAACAAAAAAGTTATTAGAAGCAATACAAATGCCAGCTTTGCTGGCGTTTGAATTGCATTTATTAATTACAAAGTACATTAATAAATTTCTATTTTGGCATCCCATTTATCTGGGATGTATTTACTGTTAATAAATATGTTTGGAGGAATGTCTTGAATACCGTCACCGTTACTAGTAACAAATTCATACCATTCATTTTTATCTAAGACTTTGTAGCCGTTAGATCGCAAATAATGCAAGATAGGTTGTTCTCTAGTTAACTCTAGAGATAATATCCTGCATCCATATTTCCATTCAATATCAGTGATTCCGTTGTCTGCTGATCGAACGGTAGCATTTCCATCTAAGTGGACGACGTGATAATCAGGCATGAATATCGTTAATCATTAATAAAGCAGCAGGGAATGAAATAAACGCAACAATTAATAGTGCGTAACCCAGATCTCTGAGGAAGGCTTGAAATTTGTTCATAAAAATCTCCAAAGTTGATAAAAAGAAATGCAGGGGCCGAAACCCCTGCGGTAAGGTTACTGTGCAATTTCAGCTTCAGCTTTGCGTTTAACACTAGCTTCGTACATGGAGGATTGAACTTCCATAAGCCGTTCTTTTATATCAACAAGTTTTGAGATATGTGGATCTCTGTAATTAATCAGTTGATTTGTAGCTGTGGTTAAAGCCCACTTAGCTATTGATAAGAAAACCCACGAAGGTTGCCCCTTTGTTAGGTAATTCAATTTTTGTCCGTGATCTTTCCAATCCCATTTAACTTGGTTCATTTCTAACTCCTTATTTCATGACTGAGTAGGCGAAATTACCTGACTCGCAAGAGTGGCAATGGGTAGCGGCAAGGCAGCAACTGAAGGCAACGACACAACGGCGGTAACGCCGCAGCCCGTGACTGGACCGCTTGCGGTCGTGACACGGGGACGCAATGCGAAAAAGGCGGAGCCGATCCATGCCAGGTTCCGCTTGCGGGTTCTGGCGTGGTTTTCGCTCTGTGGACCGCTACCCTAAGCCGTCAGGTAATTTTGCGTACACAGACTTGAAATAAGATTAAGAGTTAGACTTGAACCGAGTTGAGAAATGGGTTTGGGAAGTCGCGGTAAACAAAAATTTAATTGGCTGACAAAGGATTAGGTAACCATCGTGTAGAGTTTTCTTGTCGATAGCTAACTTGTCGTGGGGTTTAGCCTCAACTACGAATCAACTTTCCGATTAATTATCAGAATCTACATATAAAACTTGATTGTATAAAAAACGTGCTTGTGGGAGTACAACCGCACATGAACGTAGCTGAGAGTGTTAAAGGTAAAGCACAGAAGCTAAGGAATTGCAGAGTGGCGTTACGGCAGGGATTACGTACTCTACATGTCTTGGTATTAACCTACCTCAAACGGAGCAGTCTAGGGCTGTTTAAAGAGCTTCTAGAGGGTATAACATAGATGATCAACAATCTATGTGTGGGGGGAGATAAGTTGTTGATAGATATAGGGGTGCTATATACCACCAAACATAACTGTGGATAACCTGTGGATAACTATATAGAGTTAGCTGTACTGAGGTAAGTATTACAGCTAGGGATACTAGTGTTTAGTTCTAGTTGTTACTAGTAACCTAGTATCCTGAGGTGGGGGGAGGGGGAAAGTACTCGTTGTTGTTTTTAGATTTATAGCAATCCGTAACGCTGCTACAACTTTTAAAACAAGAGGGGGTTAGGTACAACGTACACCTGCAAGGGTAGTTGTTGGTGCTCGTCCTTACAGGACTCGCATACTACGTATGCACATCTCCTACGGAGAGCAATAGACAACAAGCAATAAAAAAGGTCCTTACGGACCTTACATACTTGTGTACTACGTACACCTACTACTATAGATATACCTGAACAAGAAAAATAGAAAAACGGTAAAAAGAAAAAAGAATACAGTAATTATATCCAAGAGCTGCCAATTCTTGTCAAGCCCCTTGGTTGTCGTATTTGTGACACTTGCAAAGATATTTTAGTGTGGTACATTTCAGTCCCAAGGGGAAAGCGGATGCTGGTTACTTGTTCTAGACAGGGCACATAAAGAGACATCAGACGCAGCGAGTACCCACCTTACAAGGAACCATTATGGCTACAGGTAAAAAGAGTCCAGCTTGGCAACGTAAAGAAGGTAAGTCCCCTTCAGGTGGACTCAATGCTAAAGGCAGAGCTTCTGCTAAGAAGGAAGGTCATAACCTTAAACCACCTCAACCTGAAGGTGGTAGTCGTAAAGATTCCTTCTGTGCTCGTATGACTGGTATGAAGAAGAAGTTGACTGGTACAGCTAAGGCTAAAGATCCAGATTCTCGTATCAATAAAGCTCTTAAGAAGTGGAAGTGTTAAGTGAGGCGTAAGACATCTAGAGATAGCCGTTATAAGAAGTCTGTCTGGACACAGAACCAGAAGCTTCAAGCTGTCAGTACGTACTTGATGTTAGGCAGTATGACCGAGACTGCTTTGGTTACTGGTGTACCTCTTCCTACTCTTAAGCTCTGGAAGCAACAAGAATGGTTTAAAGAGTATTGTCTTCAGCTACAAGCTGAAGATGTACAGCAGATGGACTCCAACCTCAAAAGGGTTGTAGACAAAGCTCTTAAGACTGTTGAAGATCGTTTAGATCTAGGTGATGCTCAGTTTGATCAAAAGACTGGAGAGATTGTCAGGGTTCCTGTTAAGGCTCACGTAGCCTTGAAGATCACAACTGATTTGATGTCTAAGCAAGAAAAGATCCGTGAAGCTCCTTTAAAGGAAGAACTAGAGAAGACCATTGATGATCGTCTTCTTAAACTCTCAGAGGAGTTTGCTAGGTTTGCTTCTCAGAAGCCTATAGACGTTGTAGCTAAAGAAATAACAAATGGCTAAACTGGGTTCTACAATAGAACAGCCTCCTGTAAGTAAATTAAACCCAGAAGTGATGGAAGGGTTTGTTAACTCTATCCTCCGTAAGAACTTTGATAAACCTGCAGCTACTCCTCAGTTTCATAAAGAGATCTGGGAACTTGTTACTAGTAACAATAAACAAGTAGCCATAGCTGCTCCTCGTTATCACGCTAAGAGTACAGCGGTTACTCACTCGTATACCTTAGCTTCAGTTCTCTTTAGAGAGTCTAGGTACGTTTTAATTGTCAGTGATACTGTATCCCAAGCTATACAGTTCCTTGGGGACATTAAGAAAGAGATCCTAGACAATGATGATCTAAGGTCTTTGTTTGGTATTAAAGAAGGTCCATTCCCCAAAGATACTGAGGATGACTTAATTGTTGAGATGACAGACGGGTATACGTTCCGTATACAAGCTAAAGGCTCTGAGCAAAAGCTACGGGGTCTTAAGTGGGCTAACTTACGTCCTGATCTAATCATCGGTGATGATATGGAGAATGACGAGATTGTTATGAACAAAGAACGACGTATGAAATTTAAACGTTGGTTCTATGGTGCTCTTATTCCTTGTATATCTTCCTCTGGCAAGATTCGTATTGTTGGGACTATCCTTCATTTGGATTCTCTCCTAGAGAACTTAATGCCAGCTTCTCAGTTAGTAGCCCATAGGGGCTATAAGAGTCTTATCCGTGAAGACTTAAAAGAATACTCTGAGAACAAATTACCTTGGAAGTCCGTTAAATATCGTGCCCATACTGACGACTTTAAAACCCTGCTCTGGCCTGAAATGAAGTCGGCTACTGAGTTCAGAATGCTTAAAGAAGATTATGTACGTCAAGGTTTAGCTGACGTGTATTCCCAAGAAATGTTAAACATTCCTTTGGATATAACCGATACCTTCTTTAAGAAGTCTGACTTCACACCAATGAAAACAGAAGACAAGAAAAAGAAACTTGTCTATTACGCTACCTGTGACTTGGCTGTATCTCAATCTCAAAAGGCTGACTATTCAGCTTTTGTTGTTGGTGGTATGGATGATGAAGGTAAGTTGTATTGTGTACACGTTGTTAAACAACGTATGGACGCATTAGAAATTGTGGATACAATCCTGATGCTTCAAAAGATTTATAAGCCCGTACTCTTTGGACTCGAACAGGGTACTATTCAGAAGGCCATAGGCCCGTATCTCAATGAGGAGATGCTTAAGCGTGGTGAGTTCATTAACACAGTGTTGTTAAAACCAAGCGGCGATAAACTCACCCGTGCTAGAAGTATCCAAGCCCGTATGAGAAGTGGAGCCTGTCGATTCGATAAAGAAGCTGAATGGTATCAGGACTTTGAAGATGAGCTGCTCAGGTTTCCTAGAGATAAGCACGATGACCAGGTTGACGCTTGGGCATACCTGGGATTGATGCTCGATAAGATGTGGGAAGCTCCGACTGAGAAGGAACTCGAAGAAGAAGAGTACGAGGCTTATATTCGTGAAAGTAATGACATCGACTCAGGTCGTTCTGCAATCTGTGGGTACTAAATATGAATTTAAAAGAGAAGTTTGATATTAAAGATCTTATGTATGAGTCCAACATTGCTGAGAAGCTTTGTGCTGAGGACTTGTCTACGATTGGTATGTGGGTCGTAAAAGACTTTGATACAGACCTTAACTCACGCATGACTTGGGAAAAGCGTACTGAGACTTCCCTTAAGCTTGCCTTACAAGTTGCAGAGACTAAAAACTTTCCTTGGGCTAATGCTTCCAATGTTAAGTTCCCCCTCATTACCATTGCTGCACTTCAGTATCACGCTCGTAGCTACCCTGTCCTGATTGACAGTGACCTGCCTGTTAAGTGCCGTGTTGTTGGTGATGACAAAGATGGTTTACGTGCTCTGAGAGCTACTCGTGTGGAACAACACATGAGTTATCAGCTCTTAGAAGAAGATGAAGACTGGGAATCCGAAATGGATAAGGTTCTTATTACGCAGCCTATTGTTGGCTGTGCTTTTAAGAAGACCTACTATGATCCCATCAAGAAGCACAACATATCCGAGAACGTCCTAGCTAAAGACTTAGTAGTTAACTATTGGACAAAGAGCTTAGAGACTGCTTCTCGGGTAACCCATATCCTCCAGATGAATAAGAACGAGATCTACGAACGTGTAGCTCGTGGACTTTGGATTGATGTATCTGAAGGCCAACGCCAACAAGACTCTTACTTGTCTTTGGGTTCTGGTTTACAAGCTGCTCAAGATAAAGCTCAAGGCTTGATGCCTCCTCAGTCTAATGACTCAAGCACTCCTGTTGAGATCTTAGAACAACATTGCCACATTGACTTAGATGATGACGGATATGCCGAACCCTATATCGTTTATGTCCGTAGAGACAATAAAAAAGTTGCTCGTATTGTTGCTCGATATACTGAGAAAGATGTTGAACGCAATAAACAAGGAATTATTCTTAGTATCAAAGCAGAGCAGTACTTTACTAAGTATCCTTTCATTCCATCTCCCGATGGTGGTTTCTATGATCTAGGCTTTGGTGTGTTGTTAGGACCATTGAATGAGTCTATCAATACCTTGATCAACCAGTTAATTGATACTGGTACTATGCAGAACACTGCTGGTGGTTTCCTTAGCCGTGGTATTAAGCTGCGTGGTGGTAACTACAACTTTAATCCTCTTGAGTGGAAACACGTTGATACCACTGGAGATGACTTGCGTAAAGGTATCGTACCTCTTCCCGTACGTGAACCTTCTCAAGTTTTGTTTACCCTGTTAAGCTTGTTAATTAACTATGGCGAACGCATTAGCGGTGCTGTAGATATTCTTCAAGGTCAAAACCCTGGTCAGAATACTCCTGCTGAGACTACCCGTACTATGGCAGAACAAGGTATGAAGATCTTTAACGGTATCTTTAAACGTACTCACCGTTCTTTAAAACAAGAGTTCCGTAAGCTGTATCGTTTAAACCAAATCTTTATTAACGAGAATACTCCTTACGTGTCTGACGCTAAGAGCAACGGTATTATTTTGGCTAGCGACTATGAAGGCCCAGTAACTGACGTTATGCCTTCTGCTGATCCAAGCATCACTTCCGATGCTCAACGTCTAGCTCAAGCCAACGCTATTGCTATGCGTGTGGGTAGTACCCCTGGTTTGTATAACCGTTACGAAGCTGAAGTTACTTACTTGAAGGCTTTGAAGGTTCCTAACATTGACAAGATTCTTCCAGATCCTAAAGGACCTAACGCTGTACCTCCACCAGTTAATCCAAAGGTACAAATTGAGCAAATGAAGTTGCAAGCCAAGCAAGCTTCTGACCAGTTAGATATGAAAATGGCCCTTCTCAAGCTTATGTCTGAGGCTGAACTTAATCAAGCCCAGATTCAAAAGCTACAAGCCGAAGCAGAAGCAATCAAAATTGGTATTGCTACTGAAGGTGAGAAGATGCGTATTCAAGAGATCAATATGCAAATCGCTTTGCAGCGTGAGCGTAGAGAGGGTGTGTTAGGAGCTATTAAGACTATGAACGATGTTTATGCTCGTATGGCTGCTGATGCAGGTCAGGGAGGAGCTGAGGATATGGCACAATCGCCAATGCCTCAGATGGCACAACCAATGTAAGTAAGGAGTAAAAATTGGAAGTTGTAACTAAAGAAAACTTTGAAGAATGGAAATTCCATCCAGTCACTTTTAGGTTAATGAGATTACTAAGTGAAGATAGAGAAGCAATGAAAGAGGGTTTAGTTAACCACTCTTATGAAGATGAGGCAGAAGTTAAAGGTCGGTGTCGAGCAATCGCCATTATCCTTAACCTAGAGTATGAAGATCTGTTTGAAGCAAAGGTAGCCACAAATGAGCAATGAGTCTGGAATTAACCCTGTTGGGTGGCGAGTTCTTATCAAACCACAAGAAGTCAAAAAGGTTTCTGCTGGTGGGATTATCCTAACTACAGAGACAACTGAAGCCCGAGAACAAATGGGTAACACTACAGGCATCGTTGTAGCCATTGGTGATCAATGCTACTTAGATGAACCTACACCCTGGTGCAAGGTTGGAGATAAGATTATTTTTGCTAAGTATGCTGGTTTGCTTTACCTCGGTAAAGATGGCAAACAGTATCGAATGATTAACGATAAAGACATTACAGGAACTTTGGATTCTGACGTTGATTTGGTTGATCCGTATTTAGCTAAAGCATAATCGTTGACGAATAAATAAACACAGGAGTAAGATATGAGTGATGAAGCAAATGTTACTAGTAACGAAGTAGCACCTGAGATTCGCCAAGAAGCTGAATCACAAGGTTGGGTTCCTAAAGAACGCTTCCGTGGTAATGAAGCTGATTGGGTAGATGCAGATGTCTTTGTAAAACGTGGTCGTGAGATCCTCCCTATTTTGCGTAAGAATAACGAGAACCTTATTAAAGACCTGAACGCTACCAAAGAACAATTACGGGAGTTCAAAGAAGCTGCTGAGGAATTTAAAAAGTTCCAACGTGATGCTTATGAACGTAAGGCCCAGGAATACGAGAATCGTATTAAAGAGATAAAAGAATCCCGTGCCCAAGCTATTAGCGATGGTGACGGACAGAAAGTAAATGCTTTAGATGATGCTTTGGATGCTGCCAAAGAAGAGTTTAAAGAAGCAAAGCAAGCCGCTAAAGATGCTGAGAAAGCACCTACTACACCAGAGACTCCTACCCAAGTTACAGACCCAGGTCTGCAAAACTGGTTAGATAAGAACACTTGGTTTGGTCAGGATCGCCGTATGACCAGCATTGCTAATGGCATTGGAGAAAGCCTAAGACTAGAGTTCCCTAACCTTAAGGGAGAGCCTTTTCTTGAAAAGTTAGACGAAGCATTGGCAGAAGAGTTTCCCCAACGATTTGGTAAGAAACAAACTCCAGCTAGTCGGGTCGAATCAGGTTCAGGTCGTCAGACTCGGGGTGCTGCAGGTAGTGCCCAAAGCTATGACAACTTACCTGCTGAAGCTAAGGCTGCATGTGATCGGTTCGTAAAACAAAAGCTTATGACCCGTGAACAGTACCTCGCTGATTACGACTGGAATTGATTTTATATTTAAAGGAGAATATGATGCCCCGTGCTTTGACTTATGAAGAAAAAGTTGAACGGCAAAATGCCCGTTTGAGCCAACAACAAGATAGTTCAGCTAAACCCACTCCTGCTAGTGATGGTGCGACTCGTAAACGCCGTAACGTATTTAACGGAACTGAAGTTAAATTAAGTGTTAGAGAACATATCCCTGGATACCACCTCCACATCTTTACTGATACTGGTGGTCGTATTCATGAGGCTATGGAAAGTGGCTATGAGTTTGTTACCCCAACTGAAGTAGGTGGTGTAAGTGAGAATGTGGTTAGTCGTAACGGCGACCTCGGAGATAGGATTCGATACCTGGTAAATCCTCGTGCAGAGGGTTCTGAGCAATACGGTTATCTTATGAAGATCCGGCAAGAATGGTATGAGGAAGATCAAGCCGAACTTCAAGCTAAGAATAATATGATTGACGCTAGTATTCGTTCTGGGAAGATTACTGGAAACACTGAAGGTTTCTATGTACCCCAAGGTGGTATTAAAGTTTCTTAATTTTTAAAGGAGTCTTAAATGGCTAACGTTTCTCGCCCTCGTGGTCTGTCTCCAGTCGGTACTGTGACTGGTGCAGCCTATAACGAGCAAGGCCAATTGTTTGCTGTGGCTAACGACGCTACTAACACCTACGCCATTGGCGATGTGGTTACGTACGCTGGTGGCTCAGATTCAAATGGTATTGCTTACGTCACTAAAATGACCGCTGACACCTCTTTGCCTCTGGGTGTTATTGTTGGTATCCGTCCTGCTGACCCTGGTGTTAGCTTGCAAGGTTTGGATATTGACCTTGGCAAAATCTATTTGCCACAATCGGCTGGTCTGCGTTACATCTACGTTGTTACTGATCCCCATGTTGTGTTTGAAGCTCAGGCTGATACATACGCATTGGCTGACGTGTTCAAGAACGTTGGTGGTAACTGGACTGCTGCTGACAGCTTGTCTCAATCGTCACCCCAATCTAGCTTGACCATCAAAGCTTCTACTGTTACCGCTTTGGGTTCCAGTGGTTCTTTGGGTCTGCCTTTCACAGTTATTGGTTTGGCTCAACGCCAAGACAATGCTGCTGGTGCTTATGCTAAGGTGAACGTTGTTTTGAACAAGTCGTTCTTCAAGCAAGCCCAAGGTACTGCCTAATCTAATTAACTAAGGAGAAATAACATGGCTGGTGTAATTACTACGGGTTCGCACCCAAAAGCTCTTTGGCCTGGTGTCAAAGCTTGGTGGGGTCAAACCTATAATGAGCATCCTGAAGAGTACGTCAATTTGTTTGACAAAGACACTTCTACTCAAAACTACGAAGAAGACGTTCAACTGACTGGCTTTGGTCTGGTTCCCGTTAAGGAACAAGGCGCTGGCGTTCAGTACGATTCGGAAATCCAAGGCTTCATTACTCGTTATACACACGTTGCTTACGCAATGGGTTATATCGTGACCAAGGAAGAAATGGACGACAACTTGTACGAACAAGTGTCTAAGAAACGTGCTGCAGCTTTGGCTATGTCTTTCCGTCAAACGAAAGAAAACGTTGCTGCTAACGTTTACAACCGTGCTTTCAATGGTACTTATACTGGTGGTGACGGTGTTGCTTTGTGCGCTACCAACCATCCCAATACCACTGGCGGTACTTTTGCTAACAAGCCTACCGTTGACGTTGACTTGTCTGAAGCAGCTTTGGAAGATGCAGTGATCGCTATCATGGGTCTGCAAAACGACCGTGGTCTGTTGGTTGCTATTCAACCTAAAGACTTGCACATCGCTCGTCAAGAAGTGTTCAATGCTCAACGCATTCTGCACTCTAGCTACCAAACTGGTAATGCCAACAATGACATCAACGTCATCAAGTCTGGTAACTACCTCCCAGGTGGCTTCAAAGTGAACCACTACTTCACCTCGCCTCACGCTTGGTTTATCCGTAACACCATTCCTGGTGGCACTGGTATGAAGTACTACGAACGTCACGCCATCATGTTTGATCAAGACAATGACTTTGACACCCTGAACGTTAAAGCTAAGGGTTACGAACGTTACAGCTTTGGCTGGTCTGATCCACGTGCTGTGTGGGGTTCCAACGGCCCCTGATTGTTACTAGTAACAACTACCCCCCTTAATTGGGGGGTTTCTTTTATCTAATTGGAGATTTATCATGGGTTACGAAAAGCGCAAAGAAATGGGCCAAAAGCCTGATCCTAAAGTTAAAGCTGAAGGTGAACAAAAGAAAAAAATAACTGCAGCCAAAAAGATGACTGCAAAAAAGACTATGACTAAAAAGAAAATGTAAGTAGAATCTAGTCTTCCAATGACGCCCTTAATTGGGCGTTGTTTTATACAACGTCAAAGGAACTTATCATGTCTAATCCTACCCGCCTCTATGCAGGTCTTTCTACTGCATACGTTAACGAGCCTCTGTACTCATTCCCCTTCCCTGATCCTTTCCACACTGGTAGCACTCAAGCTTTGGGTAGCTCTACCTACACCAATGACTTTAATACCTTGATTGGTACTGACTACACTGTCACTGGTACTAGCTCTACTTTTGCTTTGACTGCTGGCATTGGTGGCTTGGCTGTCTTGACTCCTGGTGGCACTACTACTGCTAGCTCTGCTTACAAGAACGGTCAATTCTTTCAGTTTACCGCTGGTAATCGTGCTTGGTTTACTACTCGCATTAAAGCTTCTGCTGTTGCTGGTAGCGTGTCTTTCTATGCTGGTTTGCAAGCTGGTTCATCTACTAACGATGGATTGTGGTTTGCTAAAGCTGCCTCTTCTACCTCTATCAATTTGGTGTCTACCGTTAACGGTACTGCTACTACTTTGGTAACTGGTGTTGCTACTGCTGCTGCTAATACTTTTGTTGAAGTTGCTTTTTACTACGATGGCACTGACATGATTGTGTTTTCTGGTAGCTCTACTTCTGGCACTGGTCCTGTTGCTCGTATCTCTGCACCTACTATTGGTTCTTCTGGTACTACTCTGACCAATGCTTTGATTGCTCCAGTGTTCCAAATTACTCCTACAGCTACTGACACTTTGACTACTGACTTTGTGTTGGCTTGCCAAGAAGTTCTGCGTTAATTAAAAGTAAACAACGATGCACAAACAATTAGTACATGAAGAAACTGGTGACACTATCACGGTGTCTATTGCTGCCGATGGTGGTAAGAACATTGTGTTACTAGTAACAGGTACTATTGAGCATGAGGATGATTCTGTATTCGATGCTATAGACATCAGTCGGTTATCTGGTAATCCATCTAACATTCGTCTGGACTCAACTGTATTCATGGTTGAGTCTGGATTGAAGGTTATGCTTTCCTATCGTAATCAACCTTACATTCTTCCTTTGGAAGGTCGTAGCAAGATTGATCTAGGTTGGGTAGGTGGGCTTATTGGTCACGAGATTGATATGGTATTCAAAGGTACAGGATCATTCTTTATTGTGCTAGACATCAGCAAAATGGGAGTATGAAATGTCTGACGTAAAAATTAAGAGTGGCGAACAACCACGTTACTTTGCTTTTAGTGGTGTTAACTCTACTACCGCTACTGGTGCTTCTTCGCCTATCTACAAAGAAAGTCCTTGGAGTACCTTCCAAGCTATTGTGACTGGTACTGGTACTGTTGGTGCTACTGTTGTAATGCAAGGCTCTAACGAGGATGCTACCTACAACGGTACTAACTCTAACTGGGTAACTATCAATACCTTCACATTGAGTGGTACAACTACCGCTACTGATGGATACACATCTGTTAGTACTTGGCGTTATGTTCGTGCTAACGTTACTGCTATCTCGGGTACTAGTGCTACTGTCCAAGTGATCATGGGCGTTTAATAAAGGGTTGGTATGTCCTCAACGACTTTTACAAGTGGGACAGTAATTGCCTCCACTTGGCTTAACGACGTCAATAACGCTGTCTACAACACAGTACCTGCTCAAAGTAGTGCTACTGGTATTTCCTACAACGAAGGCGGCACTGGTGCGGTAACCACTACGGTTCAAGCTAAGTTGCAGCAGTATGTTAGCGTTAAAGACTTTGGCGCTACTGGTAATGGCTCGACTGATGATACTGCTGCTATACAAGCCGCATACAATGCTGTTAATACGTCAACTGGCAGCAAAGGCGTATTTTTCCCTTCTGGCACTTATTTAATTAGCAGCACAATTAATTGCA